TCTGCAGAATGTCTAGCAATATCTGTTTCGGCTCTTTCACCAAATTCGTTAGTTAATCTACCAGATTTTGCGTAGTCGTCCCATCTGTTTAGCGTAGCTTGGTCTTCACCTAGATCTATAGTACCTTGTGTTTCGTCAAACATACTTGTAATAATGTTAGTTATTGCACCTAATCGTTTTACTTTAGCTGGCGTACTAATGAAAATAGGAGTAGTAAAAGTAAGTGTAGCAACATCTATTTCACTATCTACTCCTACTGGTATACTCCTATTGCTCCATTGTATGTTATCTAAATTTACTACTGTAAGACTAGTCCAGTCAATATAATTATCTGTAGTTTGTATTTCTAGACTAGGTGTAAAAAATACTAATATTTGTTCTAGTATTTGTAATTTTTGATCTGTACTACTTGCCCATATATCTGCATTTACTCTAAGTAAATAAGGCATAGGCATTAATTTTTCAACAGTATAATTTTTTCCTTGATAGTTAAGATACTGTTGATTTTCGTCATCGTATGCTCTTTCTATAAGATTTGTTTTTTTAACAAAACTAGGATCTTGGATACGATCTCTTTCTAATTCTAATCCTGTTACATAGACACTTATTCTAGGAGCACTAGGTATTTTATTTTCAGAATTTTCTCTAATAATGTTTGCAACCTGTCTTGTTAAATCACCATACATAACAGGAATCTCTGTTAATCCGCCTTTGCCGTCTTGTACAGAAAAGTTACTTAACATTCTAATTATTTGGCTTATATATCGCCTTACTTGTCCATCGTAAAAATATAGCATTAGTTGTCAGCCTTTGGTCTTAATGCTTCGGACAAACTTTGTCTTTCTGGTACAGTCTCTCCGGCAATATCTCTTGTGTTTGTGTTATTTACAAAACTGTGTCTTTGTGTTTGTCTCTCTAGGCTATTAGTTAATGTCATTCTTACATTATCTTCTACTTTCAGCCATTTAGCACCGTCATATCGGAACAGTCTATTAGGAAGAAAATCAGTTCTTAAAAAGTAATCACCTTCATAATTAACTCTAGGAAACTGTATTCCTGCACCATACGGAGCACCATTCGGCGCATCGTTTACACCAACAAGATAACCATTATAAGCACTTCTTTCTGGATTTGCTGCAACTTCGTCTACAGTGTTTGTTAAATTACTTGCATCAACTGTTGTTTGATCAGCTGTTTCTAAATCTACAGTACCGTCTTCGTTATAGGCAATAGTATAAAAATGTGTAGTATCGTATCCGCTCAATGGTGCATCTGCTTCTGCTTGTTGTACCACAGCATTATTAATTTGCATTTCTTTTTCGTAAGTAGATAATACTTCTCTTAGTGTAACATCAGAATCTTCACTAACTGGTAAGTCTAATATTTCTGCATATTCTCTACCATCGTAAATTTGCTTTAATTTTAGTCTATATAAATGTGGGTACCATGTTTGACTAAATCCTTCCGCTGCTCTATTTACATCTTCAATAACGTAAAATCTTTTTAATGCAACATCATAATCATTAAGTGCATATTCGTCTTTGAGATGCGGCAATTCGATTACATCGCCCGGCATTGGTTTACGCCCTATTGTTTTTACAATGCTACGTATATGAACAGTCATAAAAAGAGTATCATTACTTAAAAATAGTCCAAATTGACTAAGATCAAAATCTATATCTTGTACGTTATAAATTGCTCTATGTGAATACACATCTGGATCATATTTTCTATCTCTGTTTTCTAAAAAGAGCAAATCTTGAATGTTAGTTTCTTTAACAGCATCATACTGTGGTTGTGCAGCAGTTGCTTGATCAGAATCAGGATTCACAGGACCTAAGTATTTGTGTATGTTAATATCAGTTCCGCCGATAACAAACATTTCCTCGATTTGTCTGTCTAGGAATTCGTAATCTTTACCACGTTCTGGTTTATATAATGATAGTCTTGGCATATACATATTTATCGTAACGATAAATACTATTGGAGAAGTTTTATGGCAGATTTAGCAACGCAAAAACAGGAAATATTTGAATATGTAAATGCATTTCTCGGCGGAGGAATGGTAGACGTAGAATTAGATCCTGTTCATTATGAAACAGCTTTAACCAAAGCTTTAACTAGATATCGTATGCGTAGTGATTATTCTGTAGAGGAATCTTATATGTTCATGCCTACAGTTGTTGATCAAAACGAATATATCTTACCAAGCGAAGTTATGGAAGTTAGACAAATATTCCGTAGATCTATCGGATCACGATCAGGCAATGGCGGCGGCGGTACATTGTTTGAGCCATTTAACTTAGCGTATACAAATACATATTTGTTATCAAGTTCTAAAATGGGAGGACTTGCAACATATGATTTCTTTAGTCAATACCAAGAACTAGTTGGTCGTATGTTTGGTAGCTTTATAGAATTTACTTGGAATACCACTAGCAAAAAATTAACCTTGTTACAGCGTCCTAGAGCTGAGGAAGATTTATTATTAATGGTTTATAACTATAGACCTGATAGCGAAATATTCAACGATTACTTAGCAAAACAATGGATTAAAGATTATACACTTGCTAGTTGTAAATATATGTTAGGTGAAGCACGTAGTAAGTTTGCTACAATTGCAGGACCACAAGGTGGGTCAACACTTAACGGTGATACTCTAAAAGCAGAAGCACAAGCTGAAATGGAAAAACTAGAAGTTGAAGTTAGTCAAGCAGTTGCTGGCGGCACAGGATACGGATTCTTAATAGGTTAAAGATCGTTATCGTGTACGTATAATTGAATTAGTGCATAGTGTAAAATTTTCATTAGATCTTTACGAGCATCATCTGCTGTACCTTTTTTACCATAACGGTTTGAATACTTGTCAACATTACCCATACAGAACCCAGTTCCGTGTCCTCTGTCAATAATTACTTCAGTTGACTGAAATTTATTTGTACTGTAATGGCCGTCGTATGTTTTATCGATATATGCCTGAAATTCTTCAATGTACTTTTTTTCGTCAAATTTGTAATCAATACTCATGTATGCTCCTGTAATTTTTTAATTATTATGCACTCAAACAAATAATTTGTCAACCTAAAAATCAGGAGTTAAGTCTCCTTGTTTCCAAACAACACCTTCTTTTTGTAAAATACGTTGACAGTTTGCACAAATAGTTTTCAAGTTACTAGGTCTTGAATTATCTAAATTTCCATCTAGATGGAATACATCAAACTGTTCGCTGTGGACACTACGGAATCCACACTTTTCGCATTTGTCTTTTTTCTTATATCCTGCTATTTGCCATCTAGGTATCCCATGTCCTGTACCTCCATGCTTTAAGCATATCTCACATTTTTTTCTATAGTAAGTTCTATTACCTTTTTTATAATTTACAGCAGCAGGTCGTTGTTTGCATATACATAATGGTCTCATACCGTATTTATCGTACCTTTAATGCCCCTTTTTTGCATGGTTTATTCATGGTTTTTAAAATAATTCTACTAAATACATTAAGATACTACCCAATAGGAGAAAGAAAAATGGCATTAACCTCACCAGGTGTAGAAGTACAAGTCATAGACGAGAGTTTTTACACTCCGGCTGCGGCAGGTACTGTACCTATGATTTTTGTGGCTACTGCAGAGAACAAGCTGAACGGAGGCGGTTCAGAACTTGCAGCAGGCACTTTAGCAGCGAACGCTGGAACACCATATCTAGTTACTTCACAAAGAGAACTAGTAGAATTATTTGGTACTCCACTGTTCTACAGCGACGGCAACGGAAATATGATTCACGCAGGTGAACTTAACGAATATGGATTACAAACTGCATATTCATTGTTAGGTGTAACAAACCGTGTATATGTTTGTCGTGCAGATTTAGACTTATCAAAACTAACAGCAAGTTCTACAGCACCAGGCGGCGAGCCAACAGACGGTGCATACTGGTTTGATGTAGAATCTACAGATTTTGGTATACAAGAATGGAACGGTTCCGCAGTTACAACAACAGGTGGACAAAGTTTTAGCACAATTACACCAATTGTACTTACACCGAGTGATGTTGATAGAACATCAGGAGAATCATTAACAGCTCCAGGAGCTCCAAAACAATCAGTGGGTCAAATAGGCGATTATTGTGTTGTAGCAATTACAACTATGAATAGAGTATACTACAAAAACAATAGTGGCGTTTGGGTAGAAATTGGCTCCGATGCTTGGAAAGCAAGCCATTACACAGTAAGAGGGTCAGTACAAAATCCATCAGTAACTCCTACAAATACACTTATCATTGACGGTAATCCTGCACTTTCTCTTAGCGGAGCAACAGCAGCAACAGCAGCACAGGACATTAACGATGCAGGTTATAGTGGTGTTACAGCAGCAGTTGTTGACAGTGCATTAGAAATTTACACTACCAATGATAGCTTAACAATAGGTGCAGGTACTGCTAATACAGAACTAGGATTAACATCAGATACATTCTATAGTCCAAAAGTTACAATAGCAGATCATACAAGTGTACCTCTTTATAAATCTAGCGACACAAATCCTAGACCAACAGGTTCAATTTGGTTCAAAACTACAGAGCCAAACGGTGGTATTGATTTGCGTATTAAAGCGTATAATGGTGATACTCAACTTTGGGAAACACTTACAGTTCCTGCATATCAAACACCAGCAGCAGCAATTTATGGTTTAGACAGAGCAGGTGGTGGTGCAAATCTTGTAACAGGCGAATTATATGTAAAAGCCAATGTAGAAGAAGAAACAGATCCTAAAGTTAACTTTAAGTTTTATCGTAGAGTAACAGATGGCTCAACTACAATTAGAGGACCAAAAGTAACTGATCAGTTAACTGGTGCAACAAGCTATGATATTGCAATTGCAGAAACAAAAACAAACAGTAGTTCATTTGCAGCACCATTAACACTTTCATTTACAGCAGCCGGTGCAAGCGGAGACGCTGACACAGTAGCAGGTGCTATTAACGCAGCAGGATTAACAAATGTTGTTGCTAGTGTAGATAGTCAAAACCGTATTGTTATAGAACATAAAACTGGCGGAGACTTTATTATATATGATATTGACGGCGCACTAGCAACATTAGGGTTTGCAGTTTTTGATGCAGCAGATAGCACAACAACTACAAATTTATATGCAGCACCGACACAAATTACAACAGATGCTCCTACATTACTAGGTGTTGGATCAGTAAATGGTGTATATTCTGCATCTAACTGGAAAGTATTAAGTTATACTCCAGCAGTAGATGCACCTACAACACTTACAGCAGATGGTGAAGTTTGGTATAGTTCTGTAGTTGACGAAGTTGATATAATGATTCATGACGGCACTGACTGGGTAGGTTACTTAAATTACGATCACGGAAATGGTACAGGTGACACAGATCCAAACGGACCAATTGTTGCAGCATCTCAGCCTACAGAAAATTCAGAAGGAAGTCCGTTAGTAGACGGAGACTTATGGGTAGATACTTCAGACATTGAAGAATATGGCACAGTGTATCGTTATAACGCAACGCTAGGTCAATGGGTACTACTAGATAAGTCAGATCAAACTACTGAAAACGGTGTACTATTCGCCGATGCTCGTTGGGCAACGGCTGGTTCAGCATCAGATGCATCAGATATAGTAGACCTATTAAGCAGCGATTACTTAGATCCAGATGCTCCGGATCCTGCACTATATCCAAAAGGTATGTTGCTATGGAACACACGCAGAAGTGGATTTAATGTTAAGCGTTTTGAGCGTAACTACATCGATACAAGTGCTGATAACGAACGCAACGGCGATGAGTCTATGGACTTATATTATGAGCATCGTTGGGTTACACTAAGTGGTAACAACGCAGACGGTTCAGGTACTTTTGGTAGACTAGCACAAAGAAAGTCAGTTGTACAATCTTTACAATCTATGGTTAACAGCAATCAAGAAGTGCGTGATGAAGAAGCAAGACGTTATAATCTAATTGCAACTCCTGGTTATCCTGAACTAATTGGTGAAATGATCACACTAAATTACGACAGACGTTTAACAGCATTTGTTGTAGGAGATACACCAGCAAGACTAACACCAGATGCAACATCATTAAATGATTGGGCAAGTAATGTTAGAAGTGCAGTTGAAGATAATGATAACGGAGCAGTTAGCTTTGACGAATACATGGGTATGTATTATCCATGGGGATTCTCGAGCGATAATAACGGAAACAACGTTGTTGTTCCTCCGAGTCATATGGCACTACGCACTATGGTTATTAATGACCAAGTTGCTTATCCATGGTTTGCACCAGCAGGTACAAGACGTGGCGGCGTTACTAATGCTACAAGTTCAGGCTATGTAAATAGTGAAGGCGAATTTGTAAGTGTATCACTGAACACAGGTCAAAGAGATACATTATACGAAAACAACATTAACCCAATTACATTTATTAGCGGCGCTGGCCTAGTTGTATTTGGACAAAAAACTCGTGCTAGAAATGCAAGCGCACTAGACAGAGTAAATGTTGCACGTTTGATTATCTATATGAGAACACAACTAGAACTTCTAGCAAGACCTTATTTGTTTGAACCAAATGACAGAATTACAAGAGATCAAGTAAAATCAGCAGCAGATGCATTCTGCTTAGAACTTGTAAGTCTACGTGCATTATATGACTTTATCACAGTTTGTGATGATTCAAACAACACACCTGCTAGAATAGACAGAAACGAGCTTTGGCTAGATATTGCTATTGAACCAGTTAAAGCAATTGAATTTATTTACATTCCATTGCGCATTAAAAACACAGGTGAAATAGCAGCACTAGGTTAATAAAATTGGGCCTTCGGGCCCAATTATAAAAAAAAGCTAAATACATATGTAAATAGAAGAGGATATATTATGCCACTAACATCATTAAGAAATATTTCGGTTCCAATAGACGACGGCCAAAGAAATGGTACATTGTTGATGCCGAAATTACAATACAGATTTAGAGTAGTTTTACAAAATTTCGGTATTGATGGGGGATTACTTACAGAGGTAACAAAACAAGTTGTTGATGTAACTCGCCCAACAGTAAATTTTGAAACTATTCAGCTAGATGTATATAACTCAAGATCATACCTAGCAGGTAAGCATACTTGGGATCCAATTACACTAACATTGCGTGACGATGTTAATAATAACATTTCTAGAGTAACTGGTCAGCAGTTACAAAAGCAATTTGACTTTTATGAACAAGCAAGTGCAGTTTCAGGTGCAAGCTATAAATTCGAAACAAAAATTCAAATATTAGACGGTGGCAACGGCGGTGATGCAACATCACCAACAGTACTTGAACAATGGAATTTAGTAGGTTGT